AATAATAAATCTTCCTTTTTTCCATAAGTATCTTCAATACGATTTAAGAATTGATCTTCACTTTTTCGTCCATAAATCCAAGTTCTCCATTTTAATTTTCTGTAAAGTTCATTTTCATAAAATTCTCTAACATTATCATTTAATTTTGTTTTTTCTTTTATATATTCTTTGAATTCATTATAATCAACTGATTTACAATTATAAGATGATAATTTGGTTTCTTCGTCAATAATTTGATTTTTCTGTTTTTCTCGTAAAATAATTTTATTACATCTTTTTCTTAAACTTTCTCTACGACGTTGACAACATGAATATCTTAATTTATTTTTACCTTCGTCTAACATATAAATTAAACTATTTTTCCCAGGATCGATGGTCACAATTTTTTTAGATTTACATATTTCTAAATCATTATCATTCAATTCATTAATATATAATTCATTATCTTCATCTATATTTTTATTTTCTTTATATTTTTTTCCACTTTTTTGGAAACAAATGGATACACTAATACCATCTGTTAGTATTGTTTTATATTCATAGTCATTCATATTCATTACTTTTTTGTTTGTCTTGAAAATTTTATCCCAAATATAATTTTTATACTTTTTCGTTTCTTTATTCATTTGACTTTCTCCATCATCCTTAAATAATGATAAAATTACATTTGTATCTATCGTGATATAATTTGGTATAATTGTATTTCTTAAAGGTATTGGTTGAAATAACTTTTTAATTTTACATCTCTTCTCTTCTTCTGTTAAATCTTTATTATTTCTAATAATATTATTTAACTTTTCAACATCTTCATTCATTTTGATCGTATAAAATAAATATTTTTCTGGTTTTACTTTTACATCGTAACCATAGCATTTTTCATATTCTTTTGGTAAATAATTATTTTTTATATTCTCACTCCATATTTTATAATCATCTTGTATTTTATCCATTTTATCAAGTAATATTAAATTTTTTATTTTACTAAAATCTTTTTTATCTAAATTATCATTAGGTTTTATAATATTCATAAATCTACGAATACGAGTAATAAAATGTTCTTTTAGATTATTATTAAATGATGTTTGTATTTGTTGTGCTAAATATGGTGTGATATATGATTTATTTTTCAAATTAAATTTAGGTTTATTGATACAAGGTTGATATTCTCTTTCATAAAATTCATTTAGTTCTTTTTCAAATATTTTATTAGTTGCTGTTTTACCACATTTATTTCTAACACCGCAAGCACGAATAAAATACAATATAGTATCTTTATCTAATTTAGGTATAGATTCATTTCTATAGTACTTATATAAAATAAATAATCGTATAAATTGATATGTCCGAATAAAAATTTCATTACATTCTAATACCAAGTTATTTATAATAGGGAAATTGATATCGTAATCTTTTAGTATTGATTTCAAACTAGTTTTTACAACAATAAAATTACCTCTTGTTTTTTGTTCAAATATAGATTTTTGTATTTTATCTTTTGGTTTCTTTTTTTTCTTCATTATATATAATTACTATATATTTATCTTTAAATAAACAAACGCATTTATTTAAACAAATCTAAAGTATCTTATATTTTTTTGTGCGTATCGTTTTTTTATATCCAGTTTCTAATGTATAATCCATAAAATATAATTCTTTATTATTATATTTCATTATATAACGAATAATGCTTAAATATGGTCTTTTACAATCTTTGCCATTAACACCCATACATGTACTTGATGGATAATATTTTCTAATATCGTCACTTAATCCAATTATACTTTCTTGTAATTCTATTTTATTATCTAAATCATACAAATAAAAGGTATAATCATTATTATAATTTAATATCAATAATAACTTATTTAATAAGTCTTCTTGTTCTTTTTTATATTTATGTTCTTTTTTTATATCAACCATTATTTATAATATAATAGTAATTAATTTTTAAATATATAATTTATTAATAATATACCAACACATAAAAACAAAAGAAATCAAGAAAAAAACCTTTGAAAATCTATAAATAAGTCGGCGTTTTAAATGTTAAAAGGTGTAATAATTAAATTTTATATATACTATAATAGTTTAAAGAAATAATATTTATATAATATATAATGTACTTTCAAACTCTTTTAGTATCCTCTTTTTTTATACTTTCAAGTGCGCTAAATGCCACAACAATTGACCAAAAATGGAATCATTTCCAACATTTTATAGAACGTTTTGGTAAAAATTATATTACATTAGATGAGTTCGAACATCGTTTCGATATTTTTAAAGATAATATAGATTATATTCAAGAAGTAAACTCTCAAGGCCATAGTTATGAATTGGGTATTACTCTTTTTGCTGATATGACACAGTCTGAATACAGTCTTTATAATAATCTTGGGAAACGCCCATTAACTATTAAACAATGTGAGTCATTTAAATCATCATCATCTAATATTGCTACATCATGGGATTGGCGTGAACACAATGCTGTTAGTAGTGTAAAAGATCAAGGACAATGTGGGTCATGTTGGTCATTTAGTGCTTGTGGTGCTATGGAAGGAGCATGGGCAATTTCAAGTGGTGATTTAGTGAATGTAAGTGAGCAACAACTTGTTGATTGTGCTCGTTCATATGGAAACATGGGTTGTCACGGAGGTCTCATGGACAATGCTTTTATGTTTGCGATTGATAATGGTATGTGTTTGGATGAAGATTATCCATATCAAGCAAAAGGAGGAACATGCCAAGAGTGTAATAAAGTAGTTTCTATGAGTGATTGTGTGGATGTAACACCAAACAATCAAATTGATTTAAAAGAGGCTGTTTCTATGAATCCTGTATCTGTGGCAATTGAAGCCGATACTCGTGTATTTCAACTTTATAGTTCTGGAGTACTTGGTAGTAATGATTGCGGTACGAATCTTGACCATGGTGTCCTTATTGTAGGTTATGGAAGTGAAAGTGGTATAGATTACTGGCTTGTTAAAAATAGTTGGGGACCATCATGGGGAGAAGATGGGTATATTAAAATAGAACGTAGTTCCAGTACAAATGATCCTGGAATTTGTGGTATTGCGATGGAGCCATCATACCCTGTTGTTTAAACATTGTCATAATATATTAATTCATTAAGAGTATCATATTCAGTAATTTTAGAATTTTCAATACTTTTTTGTGTGTATAAATCATATTTTTTTTCTACTTTATAGAAAATATTATTTTTATGTCTTAAATAATATTTTATTACATATTTATTAAATATTGTACTTTTTCTTTCTTCATATACAAAATATTCAACAATATTAAGATCTTCTAACATAATATATGCGGATTTTTCCATTAATTTAAATAATTTTGTATTTGTTTCTCTCATTGAATGTTGAGGAATTATTATAAAATTATCATTTATTTCATCTTCATCTTCATTTTTATCTTCATCTTGTATTCCTATTTCTTTATTAAAAAATCCTGTTTCAATATCATAACATGATTTATATTCTAACATATTTAATGATATATGTATATTATATTGTCACTAAATACTTAAATCAATTTTTTTATAATAATTATATATATATGTCAATAAATTTATGCAAATACAGAAATATTCTCGGAAAACCAAAACAAGGAATACATTCATATCGTATATTTAATATTGCGATTGCTGATGTAATCATGACAATTATTGGATCATACATTTTATCTTACATTTTTAAATGGCCTTTTTGGTGGACATTGTTTATATTATTTATTTTAGGTATTCTATTACATAAACGATTCTGTGTAAAAACAACAATAAATCAATTATTGTTTAATGATTAATAAATAAAAAAGAAATAATGTTGGCTCTTATTTTATCTTTACTCTTTACTCTTTACTCTTTACTCTTTACTCTTTAACTTATATGTTTATATACGCATTTTTAAAGATTTTTCAACCATATTATATGGATTTTTTTTTGAAAAAATATATTTGGTTCACAAATAAAGATTGAATTTATTATTTTTTATTTCATATTATGTACAATTATTGTCTTTTTCTCAGGAAAATATATTTTAAACCATTTAACTTAGTATTGTCTCAACCAATTTACCAGTCACTAAATACGGATTACAATTCGATGACGGACGACGATCTTCAAAATAACCCTTTTTATTTTTATAATTCATATTGCCAATTCTTATAGAAGCACCACGATTTGCTATTCCACTACTAAAAGTATCAAAAGAAGCAGTTTCATGTTTCCCAGTCATACGTTCCTCATTTCCAGAACCATATACTTCCATATGCTCTTTATGTTTTTTTGAAAGTTTGTCTATTGCTTTATGAATAAATGTAATGCCTTTTTTTCTTGTTGTTCCATTGCGCATGTTTTTTGTACTAAAATTACAATGACATCCAGATCCATTCCAATCACCCTTTAATGGTTTTGGTTCAAAACACACAATTGTATTGTATTTTTGTGCTATTTTTATCAATAAATAACGCGCTATTAGTAAATGATCACCAGCATCTATTCCAATACATGGTCCAACCTGAAATTCCCACTGTCCAGGAGCAACTTCCGCATTTATTCCTGATAATTGAATTCCCGCTTCTAAACATGCTTGCATATGTTCTTCTACAATAATACTACCAAATGTGTTATATAAACCAACACCACAATAAAATTGTCCTTGACTTTGATTTTCGATAAATCCCAATGGTTTTTCATCATAAGGATTCATAAAAAAATATTCTTGTTCTAAACCAAACATTGGTTCATCAAGTTTATGTTTATTCATTATTTTAAGTGCCCAAGGACGATGATTATTTTCACATACTTTATCTTTTGGTGTATAAGTATCACATAATACTAATTTATGATTTTTTCCTCTTAATGGATCATGAAATAAAGCAACCGGTTTTATAACAATTTCTGAATCTTCCCCAGAAGCTTGTAATGTAGAACTTCCGTCAAAATTCCAAATAGGTATATCTTTTAATTCATTCACATCCTCTAATATTCGTGTTTTACTTCGAAATTCACCTTTTCCTCCTAACCAAATATATTCAATACATTGCTTTTCAGATTCCATTCTATTTTATATATGGAAAATTTCTTTAAGTCTATTTTAAACCATTTTGTCTTAATAAAGCATCTACTTGAGGATCACGGCCTCTAAATTGTTTGAATACTTGAGATGGATGGGTTCCTCCACCCATTGATAATACACTGTTGCGAAATTTCATTCCTAATTCTTTTATATTTTCAGTATTATCTAAATCATATTCTTCAAATGCGCCAAATGCGTCACATGACATAATTTCAGCCCATTTATAGCTATAATATCCTGCACTGTATCCTCCAGCAAAAATATGACTAAATCCACATAAAAATCTGTCTTCATCTAATGATTCCTTTACTAAATATTTCCTTGAAAATTCTTTTTGTAATTTCAATAGCTGATCTTCGTCTTCAATAGTTATACTATGTAGATGTAAATCTAACATGCTAAAATATATTTGACGAAGCATTCCTAAACCTACATGATAATTTTTATTATCTATTATTTTTTTAAATAAATCATCAGGTAATGGTTCTTGTGTCTCATAATGTAATGCAAATGATTTTAATGTAGGTTGATGATAACACCAATTTTCCATGAATTGCGATGGTAGTTCTACAGCATCCCATTCAATATTATTGATTCCAGATGCTCCTGATTCATCAATAGTGGTTAACATATGTTGTAATCCATGACCAAATTCATGAAATAATGTAACTACTTCGTCAAATGTCATTAATGAAGGTTTAGAACAGGAATTATTAACATCTTTTATTGGTGGACTACCATTACATATTAAATAAGCAACGGGTTTCTTATTAAGTATTTTTGATTTTTGAACACATACATCCATCCAAGCACCACCATTTTTATCACCAGGACGACTAAAAGGGTCTAAATAAAAAGACGATATATGTTTTCTTTCTGGTGTATTTAAATCATAAATAATAAAGAATTTAACATCCTCATGCCATACTTGAATTTCTTCTTTTTGAATATCCACTTCTTCAATTTCAATATTAAATAATTGCTGAGCAATTTGAAATAAACCCTTTAGCACATTTTCTAACGCAAAATAAGGCTTTAAATCTTCTTCCTTGAATTTATATTTTGTTTCCTTTAACTTCTCTGAATAATAAGAAATATCCCATAATTCGAGTTTTTCTTTGAATGGATGTATTTCTTTCATGAATTCTTTCAATTCTTTCATATCTTGTAATGCATAGTCTTTTGATTTTAATGCCAATTCATTCAATATATCTTCAATTTGTTCTTGATTGGATGCCATTTTTCTTGATAAAGATATTTCTACATAGTTTTTATACCCCAATAATTGCGCAATTTCTTCTTTCAAATTTAATATTTCCTTTATAATAGGTAAATTATTATGTTTTCCACTTGATGCTTTTGATATATAACTCTTATATACACTTTCTCTTAATTCACTATTTGGACAATGACTTAAAAAAGGTATTAATGATGGGGAGTCAAGACTTATTTTCCATGGGCCATTTTCAGGTGTTGAATGCTCATATTTTTTTTTTGCTGATTGCGAGTACAATTCACGCGCATATAAAGGTATTTTAAGCATATCTTCTTGATATTTATTATCTTCAATATAAAATTCATAATTTTTAATAGAATCTAATACATTATTTGAAAAATGAGTTGTTAATTCACCTAAACGAAGTTTAATTTTATTAAATCTTTCTTTTTTATCATCTTCTAAATCAATGCCACTTAAGAACATCGATTGATAAGATGAATCAATTATACGCTGTTGAACTGAGTTTAACTCATTTGATTCTTTTAATTTTTTAAGAGCATTAAATAAAGGTTTTGATTGAGACATGTATGTGTTTTCTTGAATTACATTTGGCATACATTTTTCATATACATTACGTAATTCATCACTATTATTGACTGATTTTAAATGAGAAATCATTGACCATGCATAGTCAAGTGGATATTCAATTATTTCTGTTTCATAAATAGCAAGATTATATAAGTCAGATGTATTATAATTATTTTTTTCAAGTTTGGTTTCTATATTTATAAATTCATCATGTACATTTTTTAATAATTCATCAATTGATGTTTGAACATGATTTACATTAAAAAGTTTAAATTGAGGTAATCCTGTGTTTAAAAAAAGGGCATTATCTTGAGTGTTTAACATTCTATATTATAATATCATTATTTATTTTTATATTAAAAATGTTAAATAATAATTTTATTTAACAATACAACTTTTACAGATTATTTTTATTTTTGTTGAACATAAAACATAAGAAGTATAAAAATAATACCAATTAATAAAATTCGACCAAAAACATAACCAATAATGTTTTTCCATACATCTTTCTTAATATCTACTTTCAATAGATTTGATAATATCTCTTCAAAATAAGCTGCATATAAAAATGAAAATGCAATGACAATGGTTGCGGATGAAAGCTGCGCTAATGTTTTATTTTGTAATAAGATGTACAAAAAATCATTGAAATTTTCAAATCCAAAAAACAACAATGTTCCTGATACAATTGAAAAAAAGAATATGTACATATATTCCAATATTTCATTGTCTATATTATGTTCAATGTGTAAATTATATTTGACAATAACATATTGTGTCAAATAAAGAAAGAATGTTATTCCTAACAATAATAAAATATATAAATACGCAGAATTATATGTTTTATTCATATAATAATCATTTATAAAAATATAATTTATAAATAATATATGAATAATAATTACTATTCTAATATCAATTATTAATTCTATTATAATTGTTATTTGAATAATAATTTACAATAGATAAATAATGTGCTCTTAATTTTGGATTTTTTATTGTTTTAACTTTATTTAATGCGTTGATATAATACCAATGTTGGGCATTTCTATAACAAGGTAAATCTGTTTTATTGCAATAATTTGTATTTGTTTTCATTATAATATGTATTAGAATATTATTTTAATTTATTAAAAAATAATAATATAACTATTTAAAATAATATTACTATTATATAGTAAGTTAAATAAAATATTATTAAATAAAATATTATTAAATAAAATGAGTGAAGAAAAAGAACATATTTCAATGGTCGTATGTGGACACGTGGACGCTGGTAAGAGTACATCAACAGGTCATTTAATTTTTAAGTTAGGAGGTATTAGTCAAAGAGAAATGGATAAATTACAAGCAGAAGCAGATGCACAAGGTAAAAGTTCATTTGCTTTTGCTTATTATATGGATAAAGGAAAACAAGAAAGAGAAAGAGGTATAACAATTGAATGTTCAACCAAAGAATTTTATACAGATAGTTATCATTATACAATTATAGATGCTCCAGGGCATAGAGATTATGTAAAAAATATGATTAGTGGAGCTGGAACTGCAGATGTTGCTTTATTATTGGTACCTGCAGAAGGATTTGAAACGGCCATAGCAAAAGGAGACCGTTCTACTGGAGAAGTTCAAGGTCAAACAAGACAACATGCACGTCTTCTTGGATTACTTGGTATTGAAAAACTTATTGTGGGTATAAATAAAATGGATGCTGTTAATTGGAGTGAATCACGATACAATGAAATTAAAGAAGAAATGACAAAAATGATTAGTAGTGCTGGTTTTAAATCCAAACAAGTACCATTTATTCCTTATTCTGGTTTTGCTGGTGATAATTTAATTGAACAAACAGAAAAGATGCCTTGGTATAAAGGATGGAGTGCGAATGTATCAAAAACGGAAGTTGTAACTGGTTTTACGATTTACGATGCATTAGAAAAGCTTGTAAAACCCCCTAAACGTAATCATGAAGGAGCTTTACGTATACCGATTAATGGTATTTATAAAATTAAAGGTGTTGGAGATGTAATTACAGGTAGAATTGAACAAGGAACACTTAATGCGGGTGAAACTATATCAATATGTCCTCGTGAAATAAATAATCTAAAAGTATTTAGTATTGAAATGCATCATAAAACATGGCCTAATGCCAAACCAGGAGATAATGTAGGTATGAACATTAAAGGCATTGATAGAACAAAAATGCCAAAAGTAGGTGATGTAATTTATGTATCTAAACAAGGTGAATTAAAAGCGGTAAAGAGTTTTATTGCACAAGTTGTTGTTCAAGAACATCCGGGACAACTTAAACCGGGTTTTAGTCCTTGTGTTTATGTGCGAACATCAAAATCTGCTTGTAGAATGAATAAAATTAATTGGAAAATTGGTAAGAAAACAGGTGATGAAAAGCTTGATAATCCTCTATTTTTAGAAATGGGTGAGTCAGCTGAAGTTGAGTTTGTTCCACAGCAACCTATTTATATGGAGAGTTTTGATCAATGTCAGGGTCTTGGACGTATTGCTATTATGGATTCAAATCAACTTGTTATGCTTGGGAAAGTAATAAGTGTAGAGTATAAATAAAAATATACTTTAACCTTTAACCTTGAATTTCTTTTTAAAATTTAATAAAAAATTGATATTTTTTTATTGGGAATATAAAAAACATTATGAGTTTAGAAACAGTCAATAAACCATCTATTTTATCATTGAAAAATGAGAATGATGAAAGTGTATTAGTAAAAACATCTGTATATTCAAGATTATATCATTTAATCAATGAAGGAAATGAACACACTATTAAATTATTTGATTATTTTATTGAAAAAGAGAATTTAGATATTAATTATGTAGGGACTCTTTGGACATCTTTATTGTGTTTTTCTATTTTTATGAAAGAAGAGAAAATAGCATTATATTTAATTGAAAAAGGAGCTGATGTTCGATATGTGGATCCTTCAGGTTTAACAGCACTTAATTATTGTGTTGCGAAAATAAATCAAGAAAAAAATGGATTTAAACATCGTGAAGATATTGAAATGGCAAAAGTACTTATTGTACTTATGAGCAAAGGAGCAAATTTAGTACATAAAAACCCGTCAAATGGATTTTTTCCGGCACGCGAAGCCCATTTATATGGTTATGAAATTTCATATAAACTCATCAATAATAAAATTAGTAATATTAATAAAAATCCCGACAAATATCCTGTTCAATCCAAAGAAATTATGGATTTTATGTTTGACGAAAGTACATTTGATATTTGTCCTGAAGAACCTAAAAATATTTTAGATGCTTGTTTTCTAAAAAATGAAGAATTAGCACTTAAAATGGTAAAAGAAGACACACATTCATGTATTCATTTTTTAGATGATGTAAATCAAAACGCATTACATTATGCTATTCAACATCAAATGTATTCATTAACTAAAAAATTAATATTAGAAGGAATCAATTTTGAACAAAAAAGTATTGCCAATCTTAACCCAATTGATTTGATTTTTTTCTATGAAAATGATAATGATAAATTAAAAATGATGAAGTTTTTAGACATTGTCTTTGCTAAATTGGATAAAAATAATATTGAAAAAGCAAAAGAAGATTCTATGATGGATTTTAAATATGAACAAGAAAATATGAAAATACAAAAAGAAACAGAAAATATCAAAAAAAAACAAGAATTAGAATCTATTAAAAAAAAAAAAGTAATAGAAAAAAAATATAAAGCTCAACTAAAAAAACAAAAAAAAATAGATACTAATATTCAATATAAAGAAATTCAATTAATGAATAATGAAGATACCATGTATATTGAAAAAGAAATTAGGATTAAACAAAAAGAATATGAAAATCAACAACTTAATATAAAATTCTTAAAACAAAGTAAAAAAAAAGAAAAATTATTAATGAAAGATTTTTTCTTTAATTGTGAGAAAGTTGAAACATTTTGGGAGAATATCGATATCATTGAACAATAATTTATCTTATTATAATATATATGTGTTATAATAAAACAACAAGTTTAGGAGCTTTTATTTTTGGCATGATTTTTACATTTTTACTTATTTCTAAGAAAAAATATAATTATGCTTTGTTTAATTGTGCTATTGTTTTTATGCAACTTATTGAATATTTTGGTCATTTAAGCATTGAAGAACATAATACTCAAATGAATACTATTGTATCTGGATGTATATTAACATTGGTCTTTTTACAACCCATTATTTATACATACGTTTTTTCTAATAAAAACGAATTAATGAATAATAATACTATTAAATATAGTATTCTCTTATTTGCTTTTATATATATACTTTTCTTATTTAATCTTAATCAGACGAATCAACTTAAAATATCATATTTTAAACCTGATTGTATAAATTATTGTAGAATGAATTGGAATTTTTTTGGTAAATTTATGTATCTATCAATACCATTTTTTATTATGTATTTTTATGTATTTTATAATGCTTTTAATCCAAAAAAAATAGAAAACTTTACTCATTTTTTTATTTATGCATTAGCTCTTTCAATATTATATATGATATTCGTAGATAATTTAAAAGGACTTAAAAATTATTATTCTGGTTTTGGTAGTATATGGTGTATTTTTTCAGTTATTTATGGACCTGTAGCTTATTTTTATGGTTAATAATATAATTTCATAATAAGTACATCTATGAATCCTTTATCTTTTTTTTGTTGAATTATTTTTACTTTTTTGAATTTATTTTTCATATAACACTTTATTGCTCCAATATTATCATTTCTGACTTTCAATTCATACATCTTAAAATAATTTTTTGTTTTACATAAAAATAAATGTAGACTTTGACTACCTATTTTTTTATTTCTATACTCTTGATTTACTACTATAAAATCTAAATAACTAAAAATACTTCTATCATAAAATACAAAGCGTAAATTAAAAATAATGTGTTCTTGATTATGTATTATAAAATAATATGTTTTTTTAATTTTTGATTCTTTTGAGTCTCTTTCAAGCTGTTTTAAATCATAATGAGATTTATAATTTTGTAAAAGATTAATATAACTTTTTTTTAATATTTCATTTTGATTGAAAAAAAGAATAAGTTCCTCAATATTAAATATTTTATATTGAAATTCAATACCATTAATTATTGTTTTTCCATTTTTAAACATAATTTAACATATATATATTTATATTCATCTATAAAATTATTTATATGATTTTTATATTATTTTTATATCAATATATTATATATATGAATCAATGGTATAAAAAACTTAAAACTGCTCCCTGGAATCCACCTAACTATGTATTTGGTATTGTATGGCCTATATTGTACTTACTTATGTTTATTTCTTTCATGATTGTATTTTTAGATAAAAAATGTTACCCTTATTGCTATGCACTTACTATTTTTATGATACAATTAATTATTAATTTAAGTTGGACCACTATATTTTTTACTTATAGACAAATTAAATTAGCATTTTTAGTATTATTACTAATTTTAGGTTTAGCTTTATATGCTACAATATTATTTTACAAAATTAATAAAATAGCAGGAATATTATTGATACCTTACTTATTATGGTTATGTGTTGCTATTAGTTTAAATAGCTATATTGTCATTTATAATTAAACTTTTAATTTTGTAAATTAATCAATCATACGGATTCATTGAATCCCTTAGATCTCGTAAATGCTCCATGTGATCATATTTATCCCAATGAGAAGGTGCTTCATATTCATGATAATGACCTAAACCATTACAAACAGCATGTGTTGTTGTAGTATTTTTATGTTGAGTATATACTTTTTTCTTCTTTTCAACTTTAGTACTTTCAACTTTAGTACTTTGAATGTCTTTTTGTTGAACATCAATGGAAGATGAATCTTTTTCAATCTTCATTTTTCCAAGGTCTTTTTCTAAATCTTCTAAAGTAGAAACTTTTTCTTTTTGTGCTTCTAATCTTTTTATTGCTCTTAATCTAAGTAGATTTTTCTTTCTTTGAGTATATGTATCGACAGATTTTTCTTGATTCATTAACAATGTAGTATCTGAAGATTTTTGATCTGTACCAACAGAAGTTTCTTTTTTTAATTCAAACCATATCGATTTCTTTGTTTTTGGTTCAATATAATAATATTGTTTATATTTTTTACTAAAATAAGGTTCATTCCAGGATGATTGTTTTGTAGTTGAATTATACCAATAATGTAATTTATGTGTATTACTCAAATACTTTTTCCATTCATCTTTGTCTGACATACTTAAATATGATATTATTAACTTTACATATAATATTTCCTAAAAAATAAATCAATTTTTTATTAAAAATAAAGTAATATTATTTTTTTTAATTAATAATATTATACATGGTTATTATTCTAAAAGAAGATATCGATTTAAATAAAATAAATAAAGAATGTTATACAAGTGGTTTACAAGTATATACATCTCAATATATAAATGTAAAAGAAAATAGAATAATAGAAATATCTTATAATAATCGAAGAAATATATCAGATGAAGTTATTCAAATAGATCTTACAATAATTGTCATCAATAATAAAGGAACAATTAAATCAACATTTTGCAATGTTAATTTAATTTCTATAAAGAATCGAAATTTTGATTTTAAAGCAACTATCGCAAAATGTACAGGTGTATTCAAAATGATTTATAAAGGTGGATCTATGCGTTTTACAAGTGATGAGTATCAAATTGATAATAAAGCATCTATTAAAGTTGTTTGGATAAAGGCTGAACCAAGTAGTATAAGTGATTGCTTATTAGTACAGAATTATAATCAATTAAATAATAAATTACCAACAGAATTCCAAAATTTATCATATGGAATATATCCAGAGAATGTTTATTATTATTTATCACGATTAGTTTATAATCGAATTTTAAATTTTTTCCCACAAGTAATTTTTTATCCAGATAATTATAAAGATGTATGTTATTTAATTAAAAATTTATATAAATATCGGGATAGTGTGGAATTTACGATTCGTTGTGGAGGACATGCATATGAATCAGCATCATTAAGTAATGGTATAATAATTGATGTTTCAAAATTAACAAATATAAGCATCGATATAACAAACAAAATAATAACAAGTCAATCTGGTATTAAATTAGGTAAACTTATTGATACATTGACTGACTATAAATTAATTGTTCCAACCGGTCATAATGTATGTGTTGGATTATCTGGATTATCATTGGGAGGTGGGAAAGGTGAATTAAGTAGAGTACATGGATTAACATGTGATAATATTATTTCTTGTAAAATAATTAATTATCATGGAGAAATATTAAATGTAAATGAAACTGAAAATTCTGATTTATTATATGGTATTAGAGGAGCAGGAACAAACAATTTTGGTTTAATATTAGAAATGAATTTGCAAGCATATGATGATTTATATTATAAAGTAATAACATTTACATGGGATTGGAATGAAATAAAATGTTTACAAGTATTAAAAGAATACATTAATAGCATAAATAACGCAACTAATAACAAAATATTATTAGAATTTCATATGCAAGCAAATCATTCCAGTAATGATGATGATATAGATAATTTTTATGTTAAATGTACAAAATTTTATAGACACGAGAATGAAAAAGATAATTTTCATGAAATTCAAAATTTTTTTACATTTAATGAAAATGTAACAATAACAACAGATGAAGGTTATTATAGTCAAGATAAAGGATGGGTAGATTATGGAAATGGAAAAACACCACCTTTTAGTAAAATAAAATCATCGATGTTATATAATAATGTTAACATGGAATATTTAGATATATTAGTATCATCGATTACAAAAATAATAAATATGAAAATAGTCGCAGATTATCAAATAAACATATCTCAACTTGGCGGTGCTACTAAAAATTATTCAGGTAGTAGTTGTTATTACCCAAGAGACGCAACTTCTGTTATTTCTTATTTTATTCAATGGTCTGACCAAAGTGATAATGTTAAAAATATTGATTTTATAAATAAAATATGGACTGATTTTAGACCTTACGCATCACCATATTGTTTTACAAATCTGATTGATTATGATATTAAAAATTATATGAATTCTTATTATGGAGAAAATAAAAGAAAATTAATAAAGTTAAAAAAAAAATATGACCCATATAATTTCTTTCATTGGAAACAAAGTATTCCAATGTTATAAATATTATATTTACAATAAAAAAGTATTATATAAAAAAAATTAGTTTTTATAACAACGTGATATTTAGATTATTTTTATAAATTTTAAATTATTTTTGTTATCAATATTGAAAGTTACATTCATTGTGTTTATTTATAACAATGTAAGACTTAGATTCTTTGCATGAATTTTATGTACATAAAGACATAATGAAATGAATAATGTAATGATATAAATAAATGTTTTCGTTTCTAAGAAATGACTTGTTTTCAAAAAATCAATTGTCGCGTCTAGTATTCCACTAAAACAAATACAGCCTACAAAACTATAGATTAAAACAGGATATGCGTTTGAATCGAATATTTCTAAACATTTTTTACCAGACGATGTTACATAAAGCATTTCTGGTCGAGCTAAATACATATATATTATAGTAAATACCGAAATACATGAGACAACGAATTGTGTTTTATCCATGGGAATATCAAAGAAAATCTTTAGTGGTGTAGATACAATAAGAGATGTATCTGGTATAGGCGTGGCAATATTTTGAAATAATAATGTGAAAATAAATCCGTATAGTCCATATTTGAAACCAAAATCCTTTATTTTCGTGTAAAATTGAATGGCTAAGAAAATGAAAATAAGTGATAAAGCTATGAATTTATTATTCATTGTTATATTTTTAGGTTGCGTTTTATCAAAATAAAGACTATATGAAATGAAAAATACAAAACCTATATTTAGTAAAAAAAAAATAATTTCTTTATTCATAATTAAATAAACTATTTTTATATTTTATTTATTTTGTTATATTTTACTATAAAAAATTGATTTATTTAATTAATTTATAAAAAAGATATGAATAACAATAGTAAACTCGATAAAACCATTGTGTATTACCACAATGAACCGAATACTAAAAGTAAAAAATTAGCTATTTTTGATATTGATTGGACACTTATTAAACCAAAAGATGGTAAAGAATTCCCGAAAGATGAACATGATTGGGTTTGGTTACGTAAAAGTGTACCAAAAATACTTGAAAAATATTCTAAAACACATCAATTGGTTTTTTTGACTGACCAATCGAAATCTTGGAAGATTAATATGATTCATCAAATGGTGGTAATATTGAATTTAAAAGTAATAGTATTAATTGCTATGACAAAAAAATATAAAAAAGGTAATCCTGAGTTATTTTTAAGCGTATTTCCTGAATTTGATAAAAATAATTGTTTCATGGTTGGAGATGCCGGAGGAGCAAAAGATTGGTCAAGTGTAGATAAAGATTTCGCAGATGCTATTGAGATTGATTTTAAAAAACCCGAAGAAGTATTTCCATTTGATGAAATAAAAGAAATTGAAGGTATTTTTGAAAATAAAGAAGAAAAAGAAGTTGTTATTATGATTGGTATGCCTGGTTCAGGTAAATCAAGTTTTTGTAAAAAACATCTACCTAATTACAAAATGATATGTGGTGATACTTTTAAAACACAACCTAAAATGATCAAGGAAGCAAAGAAATATATTCAAAAACATTCAGTTATTTTTGACGGAACCAATGGAACGTCATTAAAACGAAAAAATTATATTGATTTTGCTCATGAAAATAAAAGAAATGTTAAATGTATTTGGATGACCACAGATATCGAACATTGTATTGAACAAATTAAAAAACGTAAAACTGAAGGAGGTCATTATGTTCCAAAAATAGCACTTTATACATATAGAAAATATTTTGAAACACCTCATGAAAATGAAGGATTTGAACTTATACAACTTTAATTTTATTAAAATTATTTTTATAAAGATATGAATATAAAGATATGATACTAAATAAGATATAAATAATATATACAATAATTGAAATGTTTACTAATTATCATATTTTATATATATTTTTTAATTTATTTATTGATAATTTTTATCCATTTATAGATAATATTTACGTAATACCTTTTGTTCATGCTTTAATAACAGGATTATATTCTAATTACTTATTATATTTAAATTCAAATGAATATTTTAATATTAGTCTTTATGATGTTAATGAAATTCATCCATATTATAACTCTATTCCAATTTATACTTACATTTATTTATATTTTCATGTAAAGAGCGCTATAAAAAAAAGCAATGCAGAAGTAGTACACGCTTTTATGATAAGTTTAATGTGTTTTATATGTATTTATTATAAAAAAAATCATTATTTTATACCTGGATTAATTATTGAAAGTAGTACAATATTTTTAAAGTTAATGGATGCATATAAAAGTACATTTTTTAAATTTTTATTTTTTATTACTTTTACTATTTACCGTGGATTCATATTTCCATTTATATGTTATCGATTTATTAATAATCATTATTACGAGATATCAAGTATTTATGATATTCATTTTATTTATTTTTTAATATTAATGTTGAGCAATGGACTTAATTTGTATTGGTTAAAAATTATATTTTATAAATTATATAAGTTGGTAATAAAAAACGATTAACAATAACTAATAAATATAATAATTTGAATAATAAAAGTTATGTTTTTCTAAAAAAAATATTATTCTCGTAATATTATCCGAATGAAGATCTATTCCAAATATATCATAAATTTTATCTAAATTTAATAAAAAATATGTTTTGATTTGTCTAAATTGTGTTTCATATATTTCTTGATTGATAAAATATTTTAATTTTTTTTTAGCTTCTATATTCATTTTTTTATTTTTCTCATAAATATTATAGCAAATTGAATATAGCATATCTGATGTTAAAGTAACAAATAAACGCATTATTTCAATATAATTTTGAATTGCATTATTAAAAAGAACATCATTCATAATCTTTTTTTTCCATGATTTTTCTGTTATACTATCTTTTAAATATTGAAGTCTATAATATTCAAAATTATCTTTACATTTATTTTCTATAAAAGGAATTATTTCAGAAAATATTTCTCTATTTATTACATAAATATCATGAATCCATGTATTATGTGTATATTTAAAAGTTGTCATATAAACTTGTTCAATATCTCCACATGCAATATTTTCTAAAACAACATTTTGGTCGAATGTTCTTAATTTTGCTATATAATCAAAATAATGAGGATTGTGTACAACACCTTTATCAATTTCTAATGTTTCCCAACTAAAAGTGCAATTACAATTTGTACAAAACATTTGATTGCAACCGCTTATTTTAAATATAGGCACATAACAATTAGGACATGGTTTTGAATCTTTTTTAATTAATTCAGCACATTCAATATTATTTTTATTACATATATGATCTTCTTGTATCATTTCATAACATGTTTTGCAGATTTCTACATCACATAACTCACATTGATATTCAATATTAATAAAACCTTTACATTTATCATTTGGACATTTTTTAATGAAACTTTTTTTTTTTTCAATATCTTTTTTCATTTTAATAGTTAACTTTTTTTCAAGTTCGTTTATTATTATTGAAAAATTCTCTTTTTTCTTATTTCTTTCATCAATTAATTTATCATATAATAATTCAAAATCATCATTATTTTCTATATTTCTCTTTATTTTTTCAATAATTTTTTTATTTGTATTATCTATTTTAAATATTTTAAAATCATTTTTAATATCTTGTATTTGAAGAAATAATTTATATTTAGGCACTGTATCCATTAATTTATTCTTTTCTTTCTCAAATAATAAATTAGAATAATATTCAATAAAATTATTTTTTAACCATTTTGTATCATTATTTGACAACACAAATTCTAAACTTAGTAATTTCTTACAATAAATACATTTTGGATCCTGATTTTCTAACAATAAACCATATTGAAAACATGGTTCGCATATTTCTACATTACAATGAGGACAAATAATTCTTATATTGTCATTTATATCTTCGACACATAATTCACATGTATATATATCTCTACTCATTTTGTATTTGTATTTGTTTATAATATTTATTTAAAGTAAAAAATCATTTTTTTTAATTTTTAATTTCATAAGATTCTATTAACTTTTGGATTGATTTTTCGTAATATTCAGAACAATGATATTTTTCATGTGTTTTAGGTGTAATGATTTCAAAATCATATTTCTTATCACATTCTTCTTGACTTCTACATTCATCATCTTGCTCATCATCTTCTTTAAATGAGTCACCATTAGATAAATATCGAATGTCCCAATCTTTCATCATTTTAATGTGTTTATCTTCAATATCTCCAAATTTATTCTTTAAAAAAGGATGATTCGAATCTAATTGAACGCAAAAATAATCATCTGAAAAGTCATGAGCTTTAATTACTTGATTCTGATAAATACATAAAAGCTCATCCATATTCTTGAATTTTTTACTGATTTCTTTTGGAATTCCTAATGACATCCATTCAGCATCACATAATGAAATATCTTCTACTAACTCTCCATCAGCTACATGATAAATTTTTTTTACTTCACAATCAGAATTTGACATAATAACAATATCTCCAAAATGTAAGCATTCGCAAATTTCACTAAAAAAATCATATTGTTCTGTTGGTTTTTTCTTAGAAATACTTGATAATGAAATATCATCAAATTCATGTGAATATACATTTGGTTGAAAATCTTTGAATTCATCAATTGATAAATCACTCATTAGAGTATTTATATCTTCTTTCATTTCTTCGATAAAATCTGATCCAGTATCTTTTTCATAAGACTCTATATCTTCTTTTTTTTTAAATTCCATAATCTCATCCATTAAAATTGCTTTTTTTTTGTTAATTTGTTTATTCGTTTTTTGAGACACAGTCTTGATTTCAATATTATATGTTTGTGCCAAATTTTGTAGTTCATCTAACTTCATTGAAGTAAGAGTACTTTTGTTAAATCTATCAGATAGACTCATAATTATCTTTTATGTTTAAATTTAATTCCATTAAAATTCAATTTTTTAATTAATATTTATAAAAAAATTGAATTTTTATAATTTTTAAAGAAACCAATAGTAAAGAATATAACAATGAAAAGAGGTAGAGAAAACAAACCCACTTATAGAAGCGATAAAAATAATTTTTTTATTGCTCGTACATCTACAACCAATGGAAAAAGTATTGAAGATCAATTAAAAGAATGTAAAGATAAATTTGGATTTGATGAAAATAGTGAAGAAATTCGATTTAATGGAAGCAGTGCTTACAATGAATCGTCGTACACTATTTTTATGTTAGATATACTAAAAAATACAACCATAAAAAAATTTTATTTTTATTGTGTAGACAGATTTTCACGTAATTGTGTGAATTCTCACATTTGGTTAAGATTAATTAGAAATAATAATCATAAAATATTTTTCTTGTTTGAAGATATTTCATATCCACCAATTGATAATTTTACTCGATTAAATACTATATTAGGTGATGCTGAAACAGAATCAAGACAAAAATCAGTTAGAGCAATTAGAACCCACATTCGAAATAATGATAAATTTATTGGAATTATACCAGGTTTTGGTAGTAATTTTAATAAAAATCGTATATGGGAAATAAAATTGTTATTATTTATTGATAAATTATTAAATTTAGAAAATTCAGTACAGCTTCATATAAATGAAATTAAATTTTCATTAAATGAAATTATTAATTTACATCCAAATTTAGATAATAATTTAAAAATATATATAAAAAAGCAAATAGATTGTTTTGAAATTGAAAAAGATGAAATAATATATTTACAATTAGAAGATAAACAAACTTATACTGAAATAGCTCAATTATTAAATGATTTATTGATAACAGAGCTTATTAAACAAAATGGCTATTTTAAAATTGAAAAATTAGAAAATGAACCTAAATTGCGATCTAATATATATACTTCATTTTTTGTAATAAATGAACCGTCATATGATGATGATTATACATTATCTTCAACAGGACAGCGTGAAATTACAATAAAGAATATTTATACTATGTTATTAAATATAAATAAAGAAATTGATTGTTCAAATATTTTGTCAGAAGATATTTTAATTGATTTGAATAAAAATATAATTGGATTAAAAAAGACTTCTTATTTAAGAAGAAAAACGAAAATCAAAGTACCTCATGATTTGATAATTCCTGAGAATTTTAGAGATTATTTATTTCATAAAATTATTTATATGAAAGATTTAATGTCTAATTTTTATGAAAATCTAAAAAATGAGTGGTATTTTCAACAAATTCAAAATATGAAAAGTATTCATTATGAAATACCTTTACACCAATTAGCTATTAGTGAACCAGAAAATATTGCCACAGGTTCAGGAATAAAACACTCTGAAATATTTATTGATAATAGTACTCAAGAAGTATCACCTAAAAGACAAAAAATAAATGATTTAAAGTTCTACATAGAAACTTTAAAATCATATGGTAGTCTTGATACACCTGAAGCTAAAAAAGCGATTGATGAACTTGGAACACTAATCATGTAGAAATTAAAAACATAAACATATAAATTATTTATAATTACAAATCATATCATTTATATTTTTATTATTTGAATCATCTATTAATCTAAATAACGATTGATAATGGTTTGATAATTATTTTGAATATATTTTTCTAAAAAATTATATAGTACTATATTTTTTTGTGGTTGTTTTGATAAAAAAAGAGTTAAATAAAATTGACTTTTTGATAATTTTGTTTTCATTTCATCTAAAATAAAAAAACGTAATAATTTATGATTATTTTTTGCTGATAATTGTAATAATATAGAGTATAATTTAAGTTTGCTCATAAATAGTATATTTAAAAAAAATTGAATTTAGATTTATTTAAACATAAAAACAAGTATGAAAGTTAAAAATAATTTTTCTGATAAAAAAAAAGCTTTAAAAGCTGAAAAAGCTGAAAAAGCTGAAAAATCTGTAGGAAAAATAAAACCTAAAAAAAAAGTTAATATTAAAGAAACATTAAATCAAACTTATACATATGTGAAAAATACGAATGATCAAATTGAAGAAGAAAAATCAAATGAATTTAGTTTAAAACAAAGAGAATTATATAAAAAAGATATAAATAATTATTTATTATCAAAGGTATATAAAACTAAAAAACCAGACTATTATTATATTATTGATGAATACGATATTGAAGGTTATCTATTTTTATATATTAGTAAAGATAAAATAAATTTTATTTTTTTTCACGATGCAGAATTAGAATTTAAAATTATTCCATTTGAGAAAAATATAGAGTTAAGTAATACTTGTTTAGATTTTTTCTTTAAAAATAAGTTAAATGAACTAATTAATGCATTGAATGATATTGATGAATATTTTCATATTGATAAACTTTTCGATAAAATTAAATAAAATCATAATCTTATGGAATCAATTACTTTGGAAGAATTGATTTACACGAATAAAACAATTTATTTATAAAATTAACAAATATTATTCATTATAATAACCAATGAAATAGAACCATCTTTTATAATTTCATCTTGATTATATGTCTTATAATTAGTAGAATCACATGAATGAAGACGTCCTTGTCCTTCAATAAACCAATTATATTTTTCTTTTATTTCTTGAATTTGAATATTATTATCAAGCACATAATCTTCAATATCTATTTTAAGATTTGTTCTTGATTTATTACATATTTTACAACATTTTTTATAACGATTAACACCATGCCATGATGTAGAACCTGCGTTATATTCTATTTTATTTTTGTCATTTAATTTTACATCTATTGGAAATAAATATACATTTATATGCATAGATTCTTGCGGAATAGGAATGCCATGAATCTCAATATTTATTTTTGATGGATTATATGGTTTAATATCAATTTTATCATAAGAATAAGGATATTTATCAAATTCTAACATTTTTTCTACTGTTAAAAAATCTGTTAAACTACTATTTTGCCAACCATATTTGTAATTTTTATCATTAAAATCATTTCTATATACATCATTTTGAAAGAAAGGAGATAATGTACCTTTTAAAGTAGATTCTGGTATTTTTGGAGGACTTAATTTTTTTTTAAATCCAACAGTCTGATTATACATCCAATTGTAAAAAAATCGGTCAATATTACAATGATGCATCCAGAAGAGTGGGTCGTAAGCAGAAATTGGAACATCACTCATATTTCCACCTGATCCCCCAATATAATCATGTAAATTATTATGAGGGGTTTCTAAAGGATTAAAATCAATAATTTCCTTAAGTATATTATTAAATAAAGTATTAGAGCTAAAAGTAGGGTATCTTTTAGCATATAACACATTATTTAATTCTTTGTTAGTTATATTTAGTTTTTTTTGTTCAGAAATATCTCGTGGTGTTAAAAAACCATTACGTACTACTTTTTTGTTATTACCATCTTGGTCAAAATAATAAACATTTTGAGCAGCAAGAGGATTATCTAAAGTAATATATTCACCATCAAATAATACCTCTATTTTATCTTCATTCATAAATGAATAATCAACGCCATTATTTTCTAAAAATAAATACGGCAATGATATATAATTCTTATCTTGAGAAGTATTATATTTATTTAATAATATTTCATATTGATAAATATAAGGTGTATGAAAAGCAGCAAATTTAGTTTCACTATGTGCACAATAGAAAGGTTCATCTGGAGTATTTCCAATTTTTTCAACAATTGCTGGATCGGTAGGACATTTAACACCATCATCTTTTGGATTAAATGTTGCTCCATGAATGCCGCAAATACGTGTCCAATCATCATATAATTCAAGATTACGTAATGCTACAATATAACGACCAAATTCACTGGGTATTTTTTCTTTTAATTCAATAATATTTCTAATGAGGTATTTTTTTTGGAACAAGTTTCATTTATAATATACTATTAGATAAATCTTTGTTTTATTACACTATATTATTTATAATAATTTATGTAATGGTCATTCAATTAAATTAAATGTTGCTAATAAACAAACACATGATAATCAAATCTCATCTGTCATTTATATATATCCTATACTTCCACAATGATAATATATAAAATATCATATTTTATTAAAAAAAAAAAATGATTTTTTATTTTAAAAAAAACAAACAAATATATAATAATAATGTCAATTGTTTGTATTAATACTGATTCAGCTAATTATAGTGGTAGAGAAGAAAGTCCTCTTGGACTTGGATTTTCACCAGATCCTGAAATTCCTGGAACTATTATGAATGGAAAAGATGGTCATTATTATGTAGTAAAAAAAGGTACTAAATATAAAAAATGGGAAAAAATAGAAATAAATGTTAATGAGTTACCAAAAGATTGTTATCATGAATCAAAAAAACCAATTACAAAAGTTGTTCAAACAGAAGATGAAACAGGACTCGAAGAAAAATTTGGTGGACAGTACCCTTTCTTTCTTGAAGAAGATGGAAATGAATGGCCAACAGATGATGATGAAATACCATATATATTTTTAGGTCAATGGAAACATCCTGAAAAAAATAATATTTTCATTTTGTGTTTTGTAAATGATGACTTATCAGATAATATTGTATATGAATCAGATATTACAAAAAAACAAATAAAAATACAAAAACCCGATAATGTTCAAGGATTGGATTGTCATGAAATAATTGGTTATGAAAATAAGAAAGAATTAAAACATTTATCTCATATTTATGATCGACTAAGATTGCAAGAAAATGATCATTTTGAAGACCAATACAATAAATCAATATATTCAAATTTTGATGGTTGTAAATTTGGTGGAACAGCAATATATTGTCAAAGAAATCCTACTTTAAATAATTTTTTACAATTATCAACATGTAATATTCTTGATTTTAAAATTGGAGATGGAGGAATAGCTCATATATATGAAAATTATAGTTGGGAATTTCAATGGGATTGTTATTAATCATTTCATCATATAAAATATTAAATATTTATAAAGACATATGTTTATATTACATGTAAATTTGAATCATAAAAAAGATTTTATTTATCCACCTAATGTATCAATTAAAATAATAAATTTATCATCTTCAAATATAATTTTATTCATTGTTTGTAAATGTTTATTGAAAGTACAATGATTATATTTTTCTTTCTTCTTTCTTGATATGTGAATAATATTCATTTATCTATTTATATATTTATATATATTTATATATTTATATATATTTATATATTTATATATATTTATATATTTATATATATTTATATATTCGCAATATTAAGTAATCAAATTTGTATAAAAATAAAAAATCGAATTTTATTTTTAAATTTAAATATTTTCAATCGTTAATATATTAAAATGACTGATTCTGAAGATTATTTTACTAAAAGGAAAAGAATTGATGGAAACATATTAAAAAAAGCAATGGATGATCGGACGGATCTGCTTAAATTATTAGATTTTTTTAAAATTACTACTCAATCAGAAAGAGACTATGGTTATCTTCAACCTATTTTGGGTAAAACTTTGGTTGAGGATAAAGATGTTATTATTATGAAAATAAATACAGTTTTACACTGTCCAAATAAATATTCAGTAATTGACTCAGATATTTTAACAAAATTAATTAATGCGTGTGATAAATACAAAAAAATTAACTCACTTCGTATTTATCCAAGAATGTATGGTATGTTTAAAGATGATGAATACAATTTGTATATTGTCATAGAAAATGTAAAAAAAATATATTCTGATGTAATACGGGGTGGTGATAGATTATCAGTCACATTCTCAAAAGAAATTCAAAAAAAGATGCTGTTTCTTTTGAATGAAACAATATATGAGAATGATCTAAAAATAGAATTAAGACTAGATAGCCTTATTATATATAATTATGAATCTGAGTCTTCTTTTAGTATAATGTTAAAATATCACGAATTCGAAGATACGCTTAGAGAACAATGCAATCATACTGAAACAATGGATTATGTTAGAGGATCTTATGTTGTTCCTTATGAAAGAATTCCTGGTTCTACTACATCATATCGAACAACTAACCTAAGTAGTTCAAATATGGTGCTTGATTATTTACTACATAATGTATATATAATTGGTTTAATTACAATCTATCATCTAAGAATAGGATATGATTTTGAAATCGAAAATTGTTTTGATAGATATGATACGTACAGGAGACAAAGGAAGGACGAAAAAACATTCCAGACATGGAGAAATGTTCGCGACCATGATATGACCGTAAGTATTGGAAGTCTTTTGTATTTGAAACAATATCTAATTCCTAGTGCTGTACATGAAGATAAACATAAACCTTTTTTAGACCAAATAATTAAAGTTCTCGATCCTAATCCATATAACCGTTACAACACAAATAAGTGGTCACGACGTAGACATTTGATGATGGCTATTTCTCCTTTTCTAAAAGGAGAAGTGACGGAAGCGTCCATTCAACGTATCTTTGATATTCCTGAGTTGATTCGATTGATCACAAGTTTTCTATAAATGAAAATTTTTTTATAAATTTACGATATATTATAAATATATATGAAAGAATCAATCGATATTTGCAAAGAATATTTATAAATATTTATATATTCGTAATATTAAGTAATCAAATATGTATAAAAATAACTTATTTATGCTTTAATATCATAAAAACAAAAAATCGAATTTTATTTTTAAATTTAATACTTCTATTCTGCCAATAACGCATTTACCGAAAGTATGGCTGATGGATTGAAAGAAAAGTTAAGTTCTGCTGATTGGTTGAAAGAAAAGTTAAGTTCTGATTACCGTGTTATTAAAAAGCTTGAATTTGGGGGGTCACATTTACACGACCTATATACAGCAACTGAAAATGATAGCGGAGAACAACATCATATATTGTGTACACAAGTAGGAAAAACAGATTGTCTTGATGAAAATATTATAGAACAATTAGCTGAGCTTGTTACCAAATGTAGGGACACATCTATAACTCAACAAATTCATGAAATAATTTTTGAAAATGGTTATCTAGCAGTTATCATAAGTAATGATTCTGAATTCGTAGATTTAGAGTCTAAATCGAAAAGAAATCGTCTTTCTTTATCTGACACAATATCGATTGTGGTTAAAATGGTAGAAAATATTAAGATTATGAGTGATAATGATATTAAACTGTTTAACCTAACTCCGAGCTTAATATTGGTTCATGAAGTTTCTGGTGAGGTTAAACTAGATCTTGCCGTAATAATAGTAATTTTTTTTCAAAATGTAACTAAGTTTGCATCTTTACACCATAGGGATCCCATCTATTTTCAATTTCTTAAACCTTATTTATACCCTACTACAGAAAAAAACTACATTCTGGAAATTTCCAAACATAAATCGATGGATCACATACACGGTAGTTTTGATCATTTATGTAGTACAAATGATGTAGATTCAACGCCGATTTTTCTTTATTGGTTAGGTATAGTTTCCATGGGAGTAGTTTGTACTCTGATAAATAAAATTGAGACAAAAGGACCTTTGTTTTACAATAATAAAACAACAAAAGAGATATTGGAATATGTAATGAATGATACAACCATATTTCACACAAGCAAAAAATGTGTTATTAATGAGTTTAAAAAAATTATATTTTGTTTAACCGACCCTGATCCTTTAATTCGTTTATCGATTATCGATTCATCCTGATCTAATTCGCTTCCATAATATAAGTGTCACGACGTAGACATTTGATGATGGCTATTTCTCTTTTTCTAAAAGGAGAAGTGACGGAAGCGTCCATTCAACGTATCTTTGATATTCCTGAGTTGATTCGATTGATCACAAGTTTTCTATAAATGAAAATTTTTTTATAAATTTACGATATATTATAAATATATATGAAAGAATCAATCGATATTTGCAAAGAATATTTATATATATTTATATATTCGCAATATTAAGTAATCAAATATGTATAAAAATAAAAAATCGATGCTTTATTTTTAAATTTAAATACTATAAACCAGGACCAAGAACATGTCAGATATAATAGACCGCTTACCTATTGCCTGTTTAGTAGTAGACCAAGACTGTTTTGATAGATCATTTAGGGGTATAATGGATGAAAAACGAGTTTCTTATATAAAAATTAAGAAACTCGAATTTGTCAATCTATGTGATACGCAAATAAACAGGCTTTTCATTCTTATAGATATTATGAAAAAAGTGAATGATTCCGAAATATTCGACGGATATATGATTGGAATTTATAGGGATCATACACAAGAATACATTTACATTATTTGGTCTGAAGATGAATCAAAAAGTAAATCAACTGGATGGCATAACACCACAGATGAATATTTATCTTTGGTCTGCTGTCACAAATCTGCTTTAATTCTTTGGAATAATCATAATTATGTTATACCACACTTTAGATCCGAATATATAAATGTTCAAAGAGATGGTATTCGTGCAACGTTTTCAATTGAGGAAATTATTAAATATTCAATATATGATTATCAAGGCCACTTGATTAATTACGTAGCATTAACGCCAGATTTTTTTCGAATGAGACGCAGTAATCAAGAAGATATCATTGTTCTTTCGGAAAAAACTGCTGAAAAACGTTTTAATATATTCGTTTATGCTATGGGTTTGGGATTTTTGCGTAGGACAATATATGATGGATATTCTGGATTACGTAATGAATGTAAGTGGATATCATGCTTTTTTAATCCTAATGAAAATCAGACAGATATAATTAATGGTTCAAAAAAATTAAATGATGAACAAAAGAAATTTTTATTCTCACTTCTCAACATGACTCCGACTCCGACTCCGACTCCCTTCACTTTTTAATTCATAGTGTTGTTCATGACAATTAAGCAGAGACAATGTATATTTGCATGGTCGATTATAACAAATCCCATAAAGGTTAGGTTTAGGTTGTTTCAATCACTTCACAAGGCATATATTACTTATTTTATAATAAATTAGAAGAAACTATATTATAGACTGGTAAATTTACGATATATTATAAATATATAAATTATTTACATAGTCTACCATTTAAGATAATAATATAAATATATTATATAAAAATGAGTTTCGATAATCAATTATTAGAAAAATATAGTGTTAAATTAGTCAGCAGTGATTATACTACATATGATATTATCAATGATTTTTTAAAGAATAATCAAAGCGAACAACCATTTTATATCATCGATATTGGTGAAATTATTAAATTATATGAAAAATGGTTATCATGTTTTCCTACTATTAAACCATATTATGCTGTAAAATGTAATCCAAATCCTGTTATTTTAGATGTTTTAGCATGTTTAGGAACTTATTTTGATTGTGCTTCTGAAAATGAAATCAAATCTGTCATTGAATTAACCAATGATCCAAATAGAATAATTTTTGCGAATCCATGTAAAATGTCTTCTCAAATTAAATATGCACGTGCAAATGATGTAGATATGATGACATTTGATTGTGAAGAAGAATTATATAAAATAAAATTATATCATCCATATGCAAAATTAGTATTACGTTTAGCTGTAGATGATACACAAAGTATATGTAAATTTAATAGTAAATTTGGTTGTAAAGTAGAAAATATTGAAAATTTAATTCATTTAATGAATACATTAAAATTAGAATTGATTGGATTTAGTTTTCATGTAGGTAGTGGTTGTAAAAGTGTTGAAAGTTATTATAATGCCATTAAAACATGTAAAGAAGCTTATGATTTGGCCCTAAAAAATAACATGAACATAAATATTATTGATATTGGTGGAGGATTTCCGGGTATTTATTCTGAAAATAATATAAACATTGAACAAATTGCAGAAAAAATGAATCAAGCTCAAATGGATTTTTTTAGTAAAGAAATAGATGAAAATAAAATAAAATTTATTGCGGAACCAGGACGTTATTTTGTTGAAAAATCGCACACATTAGTATTAAATGTAATTGGTAAAAAACGTGAGACATATATGAATGAAGAAACAAATGAAAAAGAAGAAATTATTATTTATTATTTAAATGATGGTATTTATGGTTCTTTTAATTGCATTTATTTTGATCATAAAAAACCAATTGTATTGCCGTTTAATGAACGAAATGAAAAAAAATTATATAAAAGTAAAATATTTGGACCAACATGTGATAGTATTGATTTAATTACAAAAGAAATTATGTTGCCTGAATTAGCCATTGGGGAATGGGTATATGTTGAAAATTTTGGTGCTTATACGACTGCAGCAAGTTCATCTTTTAATGGGTTCGTGACAACAGATTATAAATATATATTAAAGAATTAATCGATATTTGCAAAGAATATTTATATATATTTATATATTCGTAATATTAAGTAATCAAATATGTATAAAAATAAAAAATCGAATTTTTATTTTTAAATTTAAATAATTCAATTGAAGTATTTAAATTTACTGAAAGATCTCTGAATTGCTTAGTACTGAAGGTATGTCACTTCCTATTTTGAATGAATATGTCAAATTAAAAGAAGACGCTGATTGGAGTCACCATTCGAAATGGTTTGATTGTATTATTGGTAAAGATTCTGAAGGAAAAGAAGTTGATATTTTGAAAGGACATAAACCACGGATTAACCCAAGTATATTAAAAGATTTATTTGATGCGTGCGAAGATTACAAAAAAATAAATGCATTTGGTATTTGTCCAAGAATGTATGGTATGTTTACAGACGATGCAGATAATATCTATATTGTCTTTCAGAAAATTCAAAGTATATATCGTACTGGTGACATTATGCCAGATGTGTTTTTGGAAAATATTCTTACTAAAATGCGTGAATTATTAAAAGTTATATGTAAGAATGATCTTAAGATAGAATTAAAAACGGATGATCTTATATTATATGATGTAATTGATCATCGTGATTTTAAAATCATGATCAAAAGATCTTACATATTTGAAGAAATTTTTAGTAGGGCTTACGGAGATTATACTGACACATATATATCTTTAGGCAAAGGAACAACGGTTTTTCCTTATTTTGTTCCTTATGAAAAAAAAAATGGTATTGGTTCAGCATGGACAACCTGGAAACCAGATAGTAAAAAATCTGTGCTTGATTATTATTTGCATAATAAGTATATAGTGGGTTCAATTATTATATATCTTTCAAGAGAAATATATTGTTTTAGTCTAAATATTGATTATCTTGTACATGATAAATTAAATTACGACCAGAAGGACAAACACCGTCGTCTCTTGTGGAGAAAAGTTGATGATGATACCGTATATATTCATAAAGATGATATTTCTTTGACAGAACAACGAATTTCGACTAAAGTACGTAGCAATACAAGTTTACTCAACGAAATAAAAAAATGTGTTGCGCCTGATCCGAATGACCGTATGGATCATGCTAAAGATATGATACCAACCCCTAAAGAGACAGTTTTTCGCGTAATTCCTCTTATTCCGTTGCCCAAAAAGACAGTTTCTACCGAGATTTCTCATATTCCGTTGAACGTAAGTGAGGTTAATCCCATCATTGAATCAATAGCCGTTCATGTAACCCCACCAGAAGAGAAATACAAATCTGCGTGGGTTATTCTACAAGATGAGAGGTTTGTACTTGCAGGTCAGACCATTAAAAGACTAAAAAACTTTATGGAAGAAGATCTTGGAATTTATCAAAAATCTGATCTTGATGGATGTACCCTAAAAAATATAATGAGTTTCAGACCATTCCTTAAACCTATACAATTTAACAAATTTATGATAGCTATGGGATTTGACCCCAACATCATTTAACAATTTTATGATCGCTATGGGTTTTAGTAAATGAAACCCAATATTACTTATTTTATAATAAATTAGAAGAAACTATATTATAGACTGGTAAATTTACGATATATTATTATTTGTTAGAAAAATATAAATAATTAATTAAGATAAATATTTATATATTGTTTATATGTAGAATGAATAAAAGAATTCAATATCATATATTAAATGTACTTCCAAAATATGATTGGAAAAATTATTATATTGTGCGACATGGAGCATTTGCTACAAACGGAGAAATAAAAACAATTTTTTCATTTTTTGCATTACTTTTATGTTATGATAATATTGAATATTTTTATCTATTTTTAACGTCTTCTTTTATATGGTCATGTATCGAGGGAGTTTTACAGATAATGAATATAAGAAAAATAAATAAAATGTTTTTTTTTGACCATCAAATACCACTGTTTTTCTCACTTCTTTTACAAGGAACACAAGAAGCGGGGTTTGTATGTGTATATGGATTATGGTTTGCGGACCGTTTATTTACACATTGGCGTTTATTTCTTCTTAGTAATATAGCTATTTTTTTACTTGTTCTCAAAAATGGGTATAATTGTAAAATACAGAAACACGCATCTATTCGGTGTATAACAACACAGAATTCTCTTCTATGTTTAACAGGAACAGGTATAATAAATATATATGGATTGTTCTATATAGAAACATATCGTCCATTGCTTATGTGTTTATGTATGTCTATTTTAGGTTCTGTATGGACATTTGGACAAGTTATAATGGGGTTAAGATGTGTTGAAACAGATAAAGGGCTGGCATCAAATGAAGAAAGATTTGCAATACTAAGTTTTGATGTATTTATTGAAATTGCATGTGCATATTTGCCATTTTATTTTATAGTACATTTATTTCTTAATTCTTAATTCTTAATTCTTAATTCTTAATTCTTAATTCTTAATTCTTAATATTTTTATATTTAATTAATTATTTTCCAAAAATATCCATGGCTTATTTTATTTTCTTTTAATGCTTTATCTAATGTAAAATAAGACATTTGAAATTGTTTAATAACATCTGTTTTTGAATGAAAGGTGTTTATAATAGAATTATCATATGGATTTATTTGTTGAATAGATAAACTACCTTTTGTAGTAGTTTTTTCTGGCAATTTATTATGTTTTAAATATTCAATTTTCATGGTGTCTGAACAATCATCAAAAAAATTCCAATAATGTCCTGAACTTATACTTTTTTGTTGAATTGCTCGAGTAAATGAACGAGATTTTAAATTTCGTGATTCACATGCTTCTTTTTGAGTCGCAAAAACATCAATAATTTTTGTTTGTTTAATATCAATCATCGCAATAAATTTTATTTGTGGAGATTGATGCTTACATGGAATTGTATTTGGTATTTTTGCAGGTAATTCTTCGTCTCTTTTATGAAAAACCCATCTATAATCTTTATAAATATGATTTCCTTTAACAGCACGTTTTAATGCACTCATAGATAAATGATTATGTTTATTTAATGCTTCTTTTGGACAATCAAATTCTTCAATATGATTTTCTAAATCATCTGGATGATATTTATATACTTTCGGAGTTCGAATACCATTATTTTTTTTATTGTAATTTAAAATATAATTATTATTATATTTCTTTTCATATGCGTCTAATAACAACAAATCATTATTACCAGATTTTTCATTTACTTCTTTTTGATATATTTTTTGGGTTTCATCTTTTTCTTGTTTTATTTTTTGTAATTCTAACTGCATTTCACTCATTTTTTGTGTAAATTCTTGATATGATTTTTTCATTTCATTTTCTTTTTCTAATATTTTTAAATGAGATTCTTGAATTTTTAATTGTAATTCTTGATTTAATATAGATGAATCATTAAAATGATCTATTTTATTTTTAATAATATCTTTTATTTCAGATAAATATTCATTATGAATTAAATAAATTTCTTGAGATTCAATATCATTTTTTGTTTTCATTGATTTTCTATATTTTTCAATATTCGGATGATTATGTAAGAAA